GTATGAGCTAAAACGCCAGGCACCCCCGCGCCAGTCTGACCGGGCGGCAAGCGGACTTCCCACAGCGCAAGAGCGGCTGGAGTTGTCTCGATGGCCGTTTTGATCTGGGCAGCGGTGGACGTCGCGGCGCCACCTACGTTAGTGGCACTATGCACGGTCACATCCGATCCAGCGACACTTACGGACAGGGGCGTGTTGGTACCACTCACCACTATCTCGATTGAGGGAGTCACCCCGTTTTTGGATACAAAGCACAGATCACGGTTTGACCCCAGGGCCGGAGTGACCACATAGTTGGATTGTTCGTCCTTATAAAGAGCGGCTGAGAAGCCGCTCATTGCGCTTGTCATGGATCACCTCATAGGGCTGCCAGAGCGCCACGATTCTTGATAGTCCAATCGGCCTTCTGCTGAGTCGCCGGTCCAGCGAGTGTGAGGTTTCCACTGTTCACCCCACATGCCATTGACCAGCCGACCGGCGTTGCGGTGGGCGTGCCGCTCTGCATTATCTTAGCATAGATGGTTGTCCCTGCCATGATAGCGGCTATGATGATCGCATAGGCAGCATCGGTCATGATCAGGTTATTGGTCGCTGTGATCTCTGCAGATCTCGCGCCCGAGATAGAGCTGCCCCACCCGGCATCATCGACATTAGACGTATCTATTTCTCTGCCATCGATCCTTAGCCGAAGATCGCTGACCTCAGCAAGCTTAACGTACGTGCCACCCACTGTAGCACATACCCATAGAGAGCCGGTCATGCCGGAAACTGCGCTTGTCATGCTATTTGCACCTCTAAACTATGATGTTATGATCCAAAGTAATGTTTATAAAAATGTGATTAATCAAATGCTTCGAAGAACACGCCGTACCTATGCCGGTTCATCGAATCTTTTCCAAAATATTCAATCACTGGCGGTTGGGGCAGGATGGCTTGACGATTGGCAATCGATTTCTTGCTGCCCAGGTCGTCCCTGATCTCAATCGCCTTGCTCCTGGCCGTGGCCTTGCTCGTGTTCCGGATATGGACATCAAAATAGGTGATCACGGTGTGGCTGTCTGTGGACTGGATAGGACGGCCACCTGAGCTGAAGACTACGATCTGGTTATCAGGCTGGTCCTGCAGTTCTTCTATGAAGATGCTCGTGCCTACAGTACCATATCCGCCCGTGGCCAGATAGGCGGCGATATCGCTGATCACATCAGTGCTCATAGAACTCCTTGGACTCTGGATGCCACTAGCTTCTCGATGTTATCTCTGTTATCTTCCAGTGCATCCCTACCGGCATGCACTTTCCGGCCTGATCTGGAGGCCGGGTTGGTGGGATCCGGATGCCTCAAAGATTCGTCCAGCTCTTGCCGCCTGGCATAAGGCCCGGTGCTGGATACTGAGTATTCCAGATCGCCGGTCTTAACGGGCTGGACATGAGAAGCCAGCTCTCCAGTAGCATAAGGTATCGTCTTCTGCCATTCTTTCGACACGATCTCGGCCGAATCGTTAAGCCCGTCATCGATAGCGCCCTTCACTTTTGCCAGGACCGCTTCACCGCGCCATTCCATTCTCATGATTTCTCCTCGAACGACATGGCGATAGCGATATTATGGCTGCACTGAGGATGGAAAACTCCGGCATCCCGCGCCTCATCCAGAGTCGGATATCCCGAGGTCTTGCCTGTGAGCGAAACAATCCGCCCGTTCCATTCCCGGCAGTGCTCGCATGTATTCTGCCCAATCCCACCGATGATCTCCGCCAGATCATGCCCGTGCTCCAGCAGCCGGTTCTTGGTGCCCTCGACCATTGCGGCCCTGGGAACCGTCCGGGCGATCATCTCCGCATAGGTCTCCATGTTCCAGCGGCGACCTGCCGCATCCACGAAGCCTGTGATGCCCTTTTCGGCCATGTCCGCTCTGATCCTCTTCGCCGTCTGCTGCCAGGTCTGATAGCCTACTACCTGGCCGGTCACATTCTCCAGGGCAATCGAGCGATAGACATCGTTTACTCGCCTGCCAATGACCTGATCAACGATCTCAAATCGGCCATAAGCATTCTCAGCAAGCACCTTCACGGCCTGCTGGTGGACGGCCTCGAATCCAGCTCCACCAGGCAAGCCAGTGCTCTTCATCCCGGCCTCATACGCCTCCTGGATGGCCTGAGAGGACCAGTCTCTGGCCCCTGCAAGAAGATCCTTCCGTATCTTCTTTACATTCCGCAGCATGGCATTAAGCTGCCTGGTGGAGTTGCCCTTGAGGAGGGCCTTGTTAGTCTCTGCCAGGATTTCCTTCTCTGCCTTGCTGTAGAGCTTGATTAGCTTCTCGGCCTGGGCATCCGTGATATCGGCCATCTCAGGCTCCGCCGCTTCTTGAGCCGCCCAGAGCCACCGATCTCATGGAGCCGTCGAACGATACGCCCACGAGCCCAAGGACAGGGTAATCTCTGCCGTCCTTCGTTAGAACATCGCCCGCTTCCACTGCGGCCTCACACTTCACAATTGCCTGGCATTGCAGCTCATCGCCCTGGGTTGTCCGAACCACTTTCGCTCCGTGCGCCCAGAGGACAGTGATGGTGGAAGTTGTGTAGGTGTCGTCATTGCCATCGTTTCCCGTCTTATGTTTTAGCGACACGGAAACGCCGTGAGCAGCCAGGTAGGGGCTTAAAAGGCTCATCTTATGGGCACGCTCCGGGCGATGTATCTAGAGAGGAGTCGATATGCAGCGGCGCTCTGAATCCCATTCTGGCGCTCTCTACTTGACCCTGACCGGAAAGTCTCGGAGATTATGCCGGGGATCTGATAGGATGCTACCCCCGCTTCCTGGAGGGATGCCCGACTGGTGCCGCCAGCAGACTGTTCCGCATAGATGGCGATTGCTTCCTCCATGCAGGCTCGTTTGACATCCGAAGGCACAAAGGCCAGGCTGGTGCTGCTGTTCCAGTCGCAAGTCATACCATCGATGATCCGGGGGAAGGCCCTGGGCTGGTCGGGCACGCCGGCCACAACATCATTATCGTACTTGGTGCCCCTGAGAGGGAGCTGATCGATGTGCCGTGTTGCCTCCGCGCAATACCATTCCTGGGAAGCTGCTGCCAGGGCCTTGAGAGCGATGGCGGAAGCTCTCGGATCAGCACCGATCAGGGCTTCCAGCTCCGCATCCGTCTCGATGTAGCTGTCTGAGAATTCGGTATCGACCATTCAATCCTCCTTCCTGATCAGGATTCTTCTTTTTGGGCCAGATCGCAGCTTTTCGTCTATGATGCTCCTCAGGTAGAGCAGATCGGCCTCGGTAAAGTCGTTCATTATGGCCCGCCAATCCAGATCATTGAACCGCATCCTACCCACCAGGCCGAAGCCAGCCCCAGCCTATCAGGACCGTCAGCAGTGCAAGCGCCGCCACGGTACCGGATCTCCAATTCTCCAGAGCAGATACACGCCCCTCCGTCTTCTTGTTATCTTCGCGGATGCATTTCATTTCACCGCAGTTGCCCTCGAGTTTCTGGCGGATCCATTTGATATCCGTCCTGAGTTCCCGGATATCGAGCTCGCTTTCATCGACCGCCATCTAGCCTCGATCAGTCCAGCTGGCCCTTCACCCAGACTATGCAGGAATTGCTGTATTTCCTGAGAATCATGATGATCACGAACAGCACAGTAGTCAGACCGGCTATCTGTTCTGCAGTCAGGCCGACATATCCGAATGAGACGGCTAGGCCCGATAGCACTCCAATGAATGCTGCCAGTTCAATCTTCGATTCCCACGGGAATTTGAAATTTTCGTCTGCCATTTATATCACCTTTCCACCTTTCCAAGCTTTTTGAATTCCTTTGTAGACTTTCGCGCCTGACCGCGTTGCCTGTATCCTGTTATCCTTTGGCCGGGCGTTCCTACTCCTCCGCCGCCCTGCTGCCAATAGAGCCTCATCTTGATAGCCTGCCCCAGGCCGTCAGTCGCAAAAATGTCGTTCCACTCATCCAGAGTCATCCAAGTATTGATGTTAGGCGCTTTCAGAAGCACCCCCCGGCCATTGTTGGCTTTCTGGATGACCTCCAGGATTTCCATGTCCACAGTAGCCCCGATTATCTTCTCGGGCACGGGGTCTGAAGGCTGCCAGCCTACCGTTTTTATCCCCGGCCCATCGGGATTCTTGATGATCAGGTCTTTCACGAAGTCCAAGACACCTATACCGGCCACTATGTGGATATCCGAGGGCAACTTAGACTCCGGGCCGCCGAAGAAGCATATGCCGTCTATCGACAGGTAGTCCTCTTCAGCAGTTTCAGTTTCAATTTCTTCATCTTCAGGCACAAAATCACCTATCTATTGTCTGGAATGCCATCGGCGCATAGCTGCCTATCCAGCTGCCTATGGCGCTTTGGCTCACGTACGCCAGCCATGATGAGCCGGGCACGAGCACAGGAGCCGCCCTATATGCATCCTCCCCCAGCCGGATGCTGTCGGGTAAGGGGGGCCCCCAGGAATCCTTGATTGTGATCATGGACTCCTCCATGCCGTTCGGGATGTTGATCGTCTTTGTCCGCACCTGGGCGGGATCGAGGAATGCCGCCGCCGGAACAACAAGGAGGCAAGCGGCAACGAGCGCCGAAAAAGATTTCAAATGATCTATAAACATGGCAACCAGTCAACGCTGATAGCCCCGCAGGTTGAGTTACCCCAGAGCTGGACGAACTTCTCGACCGCAAATACACCGGTCAGGTCATCTACAGATCTGCCGTACTCAGCATGGCGGCCCTTGAGCAGGCTGTTAGGCACTGGATCCCTGGAAAGCCAGCCTATGTGAGCTACCCCTATGACGTTGCTGTTAATGTTGGCTTCCAGCACGCCAGTACAGCAGTTCACGACACAAGAATCCTGATAGCCTCGGGTCTTGATCTCAGTGGTCCTCCGCAGGTGCTCAGCGTGGGCATACATCTCAGTAAGGACCGCACCGATCTTGTAGTTCTGCACGCAGAGCTTGTCAACCCATTTGGCATCGTACTGGCCGGTCTGGTAAGAGACTGGCATGTACTCGAACTCAGCATCCTTGGTATAGTTGATGTAGTCCATGGCGCAAGTATTGGGGAACGAGCAGTTCATTGCCATTCCACCCGCATCCAGCTGCCTCTCGACCTCCAGCTCCGTCCTCAGCAGCACCACGTTGCCGGAGCCTGCCACATGCTCAACCAGCTTCTGGCCGGCAAACCCCACCTGTGTGGAAGCTATCTTTTCATTCTCTAGGTAGCCCACGCCTTTGGTGGTCGATTTCTCATACATGTAATTGGCCGCGCCGGCCATGCCCACGACGGCCAGGGCAACGATAATCAAAACTGCTATTAGCTTTCTCATAAATTACCTCCTGAATTTTTCTAACTATCATTCTTTCCGTATTATAGTCACCCGGCGCGGCATTTGCGCCAGGACTTCGCCCTCATGCTTTGGCCTTGGTGGTTGCCTTCTCCTCCTTCTTTGCTTTCTCAGAGGCCACCAGGTCTTCCAATGCCTGGAAGTCCGGGGCAAGCGGCACTTTAAGCGCTTCGGAAAGGGCAACCAGCTGCTTCCTGATGGCTGCTATCTGATCCTCGATCGAGAGCTTGCTATCGACGACATGACCAATAGCAACATCTCGTATCTTTTTTTTCTGTGAATCGTTAAGCATTGAAACCGTCCTCCTGCGCAACCAGATTTTGCGCCCGGAGCACAACAGCATCCATTGCCGTTTCGAGATACAACTCAACGGCTTCTAAGCCAGGGGAGATTTCCGCGGGCAGTGGATAGTCGAATCTATGTGCATCATAGGTATATTCGGGCTCGCTGCCCTCGTCGGTTTCGCGGGTGCCGATCTGCTCGTTCCAGCGGACCAGGAGGTCAGTAATTTGGAATCCCGGCCCCACATGCTCGATTTTGCCAAATGAGAACCATTTCTGTCGAACGTTTGATTTATCCTTCATGAAGAGCCTCCGTTGCGTGATTTAATATTGATTGAATTTTATCATTTTCTGACACATACTTTCTTTCAAGATTATAGCCGCTACAAAATCGGATCCACCCGAGATAGGACATCACAGAACTTATGATGCTCTGGGGGCTCATTTCCCGGTAATTTTTCTCAATATACTGAATTTTCGCCTTAAATCGCTTCGCAGATCGCTTTCTCAGCAATGTATGCGTCCGGAATGTCCTATAGCCCAGGAAGTCTATGCCAGCAGAATCCACCGGAAAAACCTTGCTATTGGGATTTATCGTGAGGTCCAAGCGCTCTTTCAGAAACGATGTCATTTCTACCAGGAGGCTCTTCAACAACTGACGATCGCTGTGCAGAATTACTCCATCATCGCCATAGCGGACGTAATAGCTCATTCCAAGGTCTTCTTTGATCCATCTATCAAGCGGAGATAAGTAGATCTGTGCAAAGTACTGAGAAAGATAGTTTCCAATTGGAATGTTCTTTGTACCGCCTGGGCTTCTTATGATCTCATCGAGGAGCCACAGCGTGTCTTTGCACTTGATCTTATGCTCGATCAGTTGCAGTAGAATCTCGTGATCTACCGATGGATAGAATTTGCTGATATCGAATTTCAGGCAGTATCTTGTCCCTTCTGGATTTTTGAGGAACTTCCTGAGCTTCAAGAGTCCTGCATGAAGCCCTCTGCCTGGAATTGCTGAATAAACATCATCTATAAACGTTTTATCCCAAATAGGTTGCAGCACATTCATAATCGCGTGGTGGGCTATCCGGTCAGGGTAGTAAGGCAGCTTGTAGATCGCCCTCTCTTTGGGTTCGAACACTTTCATGACCCGGTATCTAGAAGTCTGGTAGGTCTTTTCTAGGAGCATTGTCTGCAAATTGCCAAGATACTTCTCCGGTTCATGGTTGACTTTCTGGACTTCGGTATAATGTGCCTTCCCTCTACGAGCTTTGAGATGTGCTAGCTGAAGGTTTTCAGCATCGCATATCTGCCCATAGAGGTTACCGTATCGTTTCATGAAAGCCTCGCTGGGGTGCCGAGCGTTCTCTTGCGGTACTAACACTGCACCTCAGATAGCAATGTGTTCGACCTTTAGGTTCTGGTATATGCACTGTTCGAGACTTGCTCTCCCGAGCTCAACGTGGCAACTGTAATTGCGATTCGAATTCGAGGTGACGTTATTCGCATTACGATAGCTGACACCTGCATTCGTGGCATTGTTCCAATTGCTGCCTGCTAGTAAGAATGTGCATCTACCAATCCAGATTTTTAGGACAATGAATAATATCGATCGATTTTCACGACTTTTGCGATGAAGGGTAACTTGTCTTCATATTTTTCAAGCTGCTCGGCCAAAACGGTTGATCCAGTAAATACCACAAACTTTTCGTTGTTAATCTCGATTTGCAGAGAGATGTAATCGCCTTTGAAATGTTTGCTCTTGTTTATCTTGAAGGCAATTATTAATATTTCCAAATTTAATATATCCTCTACTCGCCTCTTTTTGCCTTCGAATCTTTTCTCATCTCCTTTTGCAAATTCAGAGAATTTGGGATATTCACTTTCGGTTTCCGTTTTCGATCAACTCCGATTCATAAGAACTCAACGCGGCAACCGTAATCGCGAGACGAAGACCAGGCGACGCTACCCGCAATACGACAGCCGACACCCGCAACCGTGGCATAGGTCCAATAGCCGCCCGCCAGAAAAATATTCGTCTGCCCGGCTCTATGCCAATATATGCGATCGCATAGATAGGTTGAATCACTGCCCCCGCCCAGATTGGGCAGAATCAGGTACTTGGAAAGATCCTCGTAGAGGATGTCTTTGGTATAGCTATCCAGGTTCCCCGGATCAGCATATTGCACCGGAGCCGCGACAGAAGATTCATATTGTCCCGATGCAAGCGGGCAAGCAACTGCTCCGGTTCCGTCTCTCTTCAGGACACGATAGGCAGCGTCCAGGACATCAATGCCGATGATGAACTGATAGACGTTGCCCCAGAGGTTCTCGATGCCCCGGTAGACGATGGGGACTTTCCCATCCGTGCTCCCAGTTCCGGTGCCCGTGCCATTCGTGGCTATATTGGTGTCCGAACTATACGAGCCATTGTTCTCGCCAGCGAATCCGGTTCCTGCTGCCTTATCGACTATGCCCCGGCCAATGCCCACTGACGTACTCTGTGAGTTCCAGTTCGCATACTCGACCACGTAGAGCATTGTGATCGCATCGAGCGTCCAAATATTCTCGCAGCCCCACCGAGAGGAGCCTATGTTGTTGCAATATGTCTCAGAGTTTGCTATGGTAAGCCCGAGAGCTTCGCCTGTTCCTGTGGTCGCGGCTACAGTTGCTCCGCCTACCTGAATGTTCTCCGGATTGGTCCAATTGGCCCAATCTGCCCCCGGATATTTCACATAAATGAAGCCTGCTGCATCACTACCCCATGTGCCGCTTGCCTTGTAGACCGCGACGACAGTCCCCGTTTTGCCAGAACTTTCCCCAGTCACGGCATTGCCAGCCACAATTTCAGTGACACCAGAGCCGAACGGGATTTTGCCCATGCAGGTTCCGGTCCAGGGCTGTTTCCCAGTGGCCGACAGCATGTACAGGGCACCAGTGGACTGATTCACGGCCAGGCCACCAGCATAAGCCCCCACATATAGCTGAGCTCTCTCGGTGCCGCCACGCTGGAGGAAGGCTGGATGGACTTCAAAGCCCGTGAAGGCCACCGGGCTAATCCACCATCTGATTTTTGTGCCCACTTTCTCCGATTTGGTGTAGAACTTCGGGATTCTGACCATGAGCTGGCCGGCAGACCCATCAAGCGATAGCCCGTCGCCTCGGGCATTGGCTCCAAACATCGGAACTCCGGCAACCGAGAGGGTGCACCGCCATATGTTCGCATGGATGGGATGAGCATTAAACCATGCCGCCCACTGCTCGGCGGTTTTGGATATTTCTACCCCGTAGGCGTCTATATGCTTCATAGCGGGCGAACTGCTGGATGTGTCCCACTCGACGCCTATAATGTAGTTGAGGCCTATCTGCAGGTCGTCCCACCGCACAGCGTCGCCTGATTCAGTCGGAGCAGCAAGACCTATGATCTTGTGGTTGTCCATATCATAGTCTTCCGCTGCCGGGAAAATTTTGGACCCGGCTTTGTAGGAAAAGACTGGGGGCTTGAGCCTCATGAAGACGACCTCAAGAACCTGTAATTAGTGTAAGATCCAGTCACGCCATAAGTGAATAATGTTTGTATTCCTCCTTGGATTGGATACACCAAAGCACCTGCTTCCGGTAAAAATATACTAGAAGTTGCCGATGCGACACCATCGATCTCAAGCCGCACGTCGCCGCCTTCCGCCATTATGACGACTGCCAAAGCCCATGCAGGTACGGTGATCTCCTGACTTGTGCCGTTGTTGGTTTTGCGACCGCCTGATCCACCATCATAAAGAGATGTTTCCTGAGTGAGAGTTCCAATAGAGCTTTGAATGCTCTCGCTCGCGCTTTTGATCGAATTGACCAGCGTAGGCAGAAGGTTTGTGACCACATCATTCAAATTTGCCATAAGAAGCCTCCGGTTTATTATTCGCGTTATTATTGACTAAGAAAATATAATATAGAAGGGCTTATTTGCCCTTCTTTCCTTTCTTTGTATCTTCTGCAATCGGCTTTTCTGGTTCCGCCTCGCGTTCCATAGCAATAACGTCCTCAGAGACCTTCTCGAAAAATCCCCGCACGCAAAGGGCTTCTGCCAGCCAGGGTGGGCCTATTGCTATTCGGTCATTGGCCCGAATCCTCACGTTGGGATACGGCATGTGGACGCGCTTGCAGACAAGCTCCACGGTCTCGATCATACCGCCATCCAGACCTTCAGCACCTTTCCGCCGGGCGCGGTGCTTGTGTCGATTGTGTTCTGAGCCAGGACCGTGCTGTTGACGGTCACGGCTGGCGCGGTGCCTTCCCTGGCATCATTCAGAGCGCAGAATAAGACCGGATTGGTGGCGAACTTGGCGTTCAGTCCCAAGAGATCTCCGGTGCCCATTTTGAGGGTTTTGTTAGTCTGGCCGGTGGTAAGATCGGCATCAACCCGAGTAACCGTCTTAAAAGCCATCGTAGAGGCCCCAGTGGTTGCGCTCGATATAGTCAGGTTCTCTGTGATAGCCGCACCTGAGATATCGGTCCCAGTGATCTTGATGCTTCCGGATGTGCTGGCGTTGAATGTCGCTATTATGTTCCTGGGAACGTCTGGCTGAGCCAGAAAAACAGTTTTCAGGATGTTGGTTGACTGGTTACAGTGACCCGTGGTAGCCGCAAATAGCTGGTCGTCGTCGGTCGTCTCGGCTGCGGGAATTGTCTGGATTGCCCCCTGCCAGAATTCGTTGGCTTCGGCAGAACTTCTGACAGAATCGACTTCGACATATCGGAGATGAAGCCCTTGCGATCCGCCGAAATACGCTGGAATAGCGTTTGCAACGGTCGCAAAAAGAAATATGGCGAGTATCGCCACAAGTATTCTTTTCATGGCTACCTCAAATAAAGTTATAGACCTTGCCATGGAATTCTTCTGCCGTGTAGGTCAGCCCGATCTGGCCGTAAATCTGGCCCTTGTCGGCTGCGCCAGTCATAGCGGTTGGGGTGTAGAACAGGACTCCACCGGGCCTGCCATTCTTCTCGGGCACTGGCAGGAAGACCGGGGATACAAAAGCCAGGTCGATCAAGCCCAGCGTGTTGGCCGGCGCCTGTGGCACTTCGATTGTCGGGAAGATGCCCGCTTCGGTTACAATTCGATCGATCTGGCCGTTGATGGTGCCGATATTGTTGAGCGGGCCCGCCATTGGAGCAACGCCATACAGATCAGTGAGCTTCTTGAGCGATGAATACCGGCCTATGATGACCGGGTTCCTCATTGGCGCGAAACTGGTCTCCTTCATGAGAAGGAACATGGCGTCCATGTCTGCGGTCGTGAGGGCATCGCCGCTACAATCGACCTTGTTTGTGTTGATTGTGTGGGCGGCCCCGCCGTCCTTGTTCTGGGTGGCGAACAGGCCAGCCATGCGAGAAGCTTCGTTGCTTGCGGCAGACTCGTTGAGCTGCCCATTCAGCATGTGCCATTCCACATCTACCGCGAGCTGCCTCATGGTCATGTTGAAGTTCGACAGGAATGGATCGTTGAGATCGGCAACCTCGCCCGTGATGCTCAGGCCAGAGAGCTTGGCGGTCTCTGATTCGGCTGCCCAGGTAGATCCTACGCCTTTGTGGAAGATCTGGATATAGCCGTACTCGTCCTGAACTCTGTCATAGTTCCTTGGGGTAGGCGCGGTCGCAGTTTCGTCTTCTGTGATGTCCTGCTGAGATCCGGCGTCAAGGGCATTGTTGCTGTTGAGCGGATATTTGAAGGTCTTCGCAAGCTTTGCTCCACCGACCGGCCCCAGGCCGCTCAGGCCGCCGATCATGTTCAGAAACTTGCAATTCTTGTCAGTCAGCCCGAATGTGAAGAGCTGGCCGTGGTACTGGGGGGTGATCCAGCTCGTTGCTACTGCATCAGTATTAGCCATAAATCATCATCCTTTAATTTTTTGCATTGTCAATCTGTTATACATCGCCCAGTCACCAGTTTTAAACCCAAGTTCCTGGGCCGCTTTGATCTGATCATCAATGGTAGCTTCCCTCTGGCCACCATTAGCCGGATTGGAACCGCTGCCCATCGAAGCGTTGACCGGGAAAAACTTGGGCAGCTTTTCCACGGACTTGACAATACCGTCCTCGTCCGATCCATTGACCATATCCAGGACGTCGGAAATGGAAACGCCATCCGGAAGCTTGATCTGCCTGGAAGCGATCATGCCGTCCACAAGAGTCCGCTTGAGGTCTCGGAGATCGCGTTCCTTGAGAGTGGCTTTCAGTGCCGAAGCTTCCTCTGTAGCCTTCTCAAGCGCCGTTTTCTCAGCTTCCTCCGCTTCTTTACGGGCCTTGATCAGAGCTTTGGCTTCCTTCATGGACATGCCAAGCTCCTTTTCGCGGACCTCGCGGTCTCTATTGAGCCGATCTTCAACGATCTTGTCTATTTCGTCCTGTGTGAGTGTCTTAACTTCCGGCTTTTGTGCCGTGGTTGCCTGTTGCTGTTCTTCTTTCCCGTCTTTGGGTGCGGTTGACGTGGCCGCTGGTGTTGTTTCGTTTTTTTCTGACATAAGAGATATCTCCCAGGATTAGGCATCCTGTAGCCGTGAAATTCAGAGTTTCCAAATATCGCAAGTCTCGCAAAGAGGCCCGGACGGCTGGGCCATTGTTCGTAAGTGGCCCTCGTGGACATTGCCATATGCATTCTCGCCCTGGAGATCTGAGCAGCAAGTGGTGACCCGGCCATCCCAGAGTATCGCTATGCTGTGATGGAGGTACAAGCACCGCCCGCGCTTCTGACAAGCACCCGAGACAGCCAGTTTGGGCGAATGGTATCGAGCCACGAACACGGAATCTACTTTATCCTGCCAGTAGTCCAAGAACTGCTCAATTTCACATTCGGCCTCATCCGTCTGGATCATATTGACAGACAATTTAGTCCTAAGGCGCCTGGTTTTGGCACAATCCATGATATTCTGGTGCACCACTTCCCAGGATGATCCTGCCCGATTAGTTTCGTGCTTCTGCCCCAGCCCCCCAAGGCTTACATTGATGGAATCGACTCGATCAACGTAGTCAGAGAACGGGATGGAGCCATTGGTACTAATCTGAGTCCAATATCGCTTTCCTAGCTTCGTCCTCTTCTCGGAGAAATGGTCAACCATCCCCGAAAGACCGGAATGCAGCAACGGTTCACCGGCCAGGAAGAGCTTTATAATCGAGATGGACGGAGTTTCGTAGATCTGGTTTGCCGCCAGTTCAAATGTGTCCGGCGACATGAAGCCCACCGGCCTGCCCTGGCGGTAACAAGTCTTGCATCGCAATTGGCAGGCATTGGTAGGCTCCAGGTTCACCGTGATCGGGAACTTGGGGAGGCCCAGGGCGTCGTACGCCCGGAGAAGATTATTGAAGTTCATGAAACCATGTCTGTCATTTCTGCCCGTTCCTGGGCGATCTGGTCTTCGGGCATCCCGCGGTCCCTCATGAGCCCCTGGGCGCTCCGGACTCCGCCAGCGACTAGCGTAGATGCCGTCTGTGCATCCGCCTGTTCATCGACAGGCATGCCATCATGCCAGTTGAGTTTGACGTTCTCGATCACCACGGCATCTACCATGCCCATGTTGACCTCGGTCAGGGACACCAGCCTGATGAGCTGTTGGACCACCGGGGTTAGCCGTCTCTTGATCTTGTTGGCCTTCTTCAGGGGCTTCCACATCATGAGCCGGAGGGCCTGAGCACTGAGTCCTTGGCCGCCAGCGGATGAGTCGAAACATACCTTAGAGGTCTCGGACAGCTCGTAAAACCTCTGCATGAGCCCCCAGCCCTCACCTGCGATGGTCTGGAAACTTGCATCCAGGTTTCCGTCCCAGGTGATCATGCCAGGTACTGCCTGCTCCTTGTCCACGAGCGTGAAATACCGTGAACCTCCCTGAACTTTGTACTCTCCGTCTCGGGGGTCTTGTTCTTCCATCGGCGGGCCATACATCGAGGGGTCCGCGTGCTTGTCCAAGATGAAGAAGACCTGGGGATAGCGCGTTTCCAGCTCTTTTATAACATCCAAAAAGATCGAGTAATCCTCTTTTCCGTGATACTTCTTGGTGGAAGTCGTGTTGTGGAGGACAATGATAGCGAAATCATCTAATCCCGTTTCCTCGACTGGCTGCAAAGACTCGAAATCGGGGAAGTCAGATAGCTCGATCTGAACCGCAATCTTCTTGTCCTTCAACCGGTAGAGCCGGTGCTCGATCTGGCCGATGGTATGAATTTCGACCTTGAGATACGAAGTCTTGCCGGAGCTGAGAGAGAGTCCACTATCGACGGCAGCTATCTGAGCATCTGTGAGCGGGTTGGCTCTGCTAGCCGATACCATTTGCTGGATTGATATACCATGATCTTTCTGCTCCGGGTCATCGAACTCGTAGGCTATGACATGGGCCTTTGCCTGCTTCACGTTGCTAGCTTCCACCACCGGGAACCAGTATTCGGGCGGCACGTTCTCGATTATGCCATAGTCCTGGTAGCGGACTTTCAGAGGGGCATCTCCATATGTGGACATGTCAACCACGGCGTCGTCCATGACGCTCCACAGGTCGGTCCATTGAATGATCCTCTGCAGGGCGTCGGCTGATTGGTCTTCGTCCGCTTTGGCATCCGGTGTCTCGCCTACGGCCATATCCGCCCAGAATAAGCTGACCAACTGGAAATAGTTGAGCTTGAGCCGAAGGTCTCCTTTCTTGTCGCCTCGGAGCTTCCTGAGTTCGTCTTGCCAGACCTTGCCGTGGTCGCCTTCGAAAAGATGCTCGTTGCGCCTGTAGATGGCAAGCCGCTCTTGAGTATCGCGATCCGCGGGCGGCCACGGGCTACCAGGAGAAAGGATCTTTTCGTAATCAGTGATCATGCTGCTCCAGCTTCTTCTTTTTCGCTATCAGTCCTATGTTCTCGGATATGTTCCGCGGGATGTCTTCGAAATGCTTCAGGCAGAAGGCAAGCCCTTCCCAGGAGTTCTTCTGGCCCGTGGCTCTAGGAGATACGCCTTCGGGAAGCTCTATGACTTCGCCCGAGATGCTGCCCCGGACATACCCATCATGCTCGCCCAGATCGGCACCGCAAAGAACACATCGTAACATAATTTAGAATCCTGCTGGCTTCGGGCCAACTTTGGCAATTCCATAGAAGACTCTCATAGCCCAGTATCGCGTCTCGTCACAGGCATGATCAGCCTTCTTGACCGGCTTATCTTCGCCCTTTTCCTGTGATTTTACATCCCACACATAATTCAGGAACTCCTCAATCGTCTTCTTGCATTTGTAGTAAATCTTGAAAATTCCTGTTGTGAGGGCCTGGGCAACGGTCTGGATGCCATCGAGCACGGCATTTCTGGCCGGATAGATCACGATGCCAGGCAACGTCTTTCTGAATTGGTCTATGAGATGCTTGGCAGATGGGTCCACGTCGATTGATTTGGGCCGGACCGGCTGCCCATTCCAGGTTAGAAAGGCTACCATGTCTTTTGCTAGCTGGTCGTCTGTCTTAGACCCTGTTTTCGCGGGCTCATAATAAAATTCTTTCACTTTGTACCAAACGTTCCATGCTTTTCCATATAAGCCGAAAACACATGGATTGCTTGCGCCATAATCTACAGCGACTCGCCATTGTTCGAACTTCCCGGGAAGAGTATCGACCACAAAGCCATCCTTGGGATCTGAGCTGAAGAAATCGTAAATTGCGCCTTCTGCGATGCACCAGAGGCCCAGGATGTACCGTTTGAAGAAGACCGTACCTGCAGCATACAACTGCCGATATCGGGCCTTAGTAGCTTCGCTCAACGAGGGATTATCATCCATGAGGAAGTGCATCACGTAGAGGCCCAGGGTCTTGGCTTTGTCGATCCAGTTCTCTTTGAACCAATGATATGGACTCTCGGGGTTGCAGTTGAACCAGAGCTTCGAACCGTCGACTGAGCATCTTCCGACAGCTTGATTAACGAAGCTCTCTGGCTGGAGTGCAACTTCATCGAAATATGCACCTGCCGCCGTGATGCCCTGAACCAAGTCCTGGCTAGATTCGTCTTTCCCGCCAAAGAGGTAAAAGTAATTGACCCGCCCAAGATAAGCCACCTCGATCATGTTATCGGCGCGGTGGTCAATACAGACCATCCCCCGGCCCAAAAGCATGCGTTTCAAGGGAGCGATGACGTTTCGCCTAAGGCTGCCTATCGTCTTACCGGCAAGGATGAAGTTCTGCTGATCAAATTCGGCCATCCCCCAGACCACAAAGCTGAAGGACATTGGGGCAGATTTGCCCGCCCGGATTGCGCCCTCTGCTATGATGCCATTGAGATGGCGGATTGGGCTATTCGATGTCCACCACGTGAGTATTCGCCATTGTCTCAGGCTGAATGGGGTCCATTTGAACGGTGTCAGCTTCAGCATCTTTCCAAACTTCCGGAGTCTTAGCGTCTAGTGCTTCCAAGAAGCCATCACTCTCGCCCTTGGGCGGTTCTGGGGGAGACTCTAGGCGGCGCTTATCTATAGCAGTCGCAAGAGCAATGAACCAGTCTCTCATGCCAGATGGCTTGTCGATGGTTGGAAGCATCTCTTCCAGCCTTTTCATTCCAGCATCAATAAGAGCTATACGCTTCTCTGCACAGTACTCCCGCCTGGCCGCGTTGGCGTTTTTTGTTTGGGAATGTTCTCCACATTCTCTCGATATTCCCGCGTTGTCCCTAATCTTATAAACGGTTTTAGAGCCCACGCCATACGCTTTTTTGATCTGGTTTATGGGTCGTTTATTCTCCAGGTCGTTCTCGATTTGTTTCCTAATCTTTTCTGAGAGCGACACATACAATCAATCCATTATCATTATTATTAGGCCGGGGAAGGAGGGAGGGAGAACCCCGGCGCAGGCCTCAATTCAGCACATAACCTCTTATCACTGGCCAGATGTTCACGAATAATCAACCAATTGGTCGGGCTCAACGAAATGGTCACTGATCATGGTTTCATCCAGCCGCCCAGTATCAAGAGCAGCCTATCGAACTCTGCCACGCGTCCTTCCAGTCTCAGGCCGGAGGCCGTTACGGTGCTGGCTGGGAGCCGGTTGGCGGCTCCTTCGGCCCAGAGGTCCAAATCAATCACTCTGTCGGCCATGTCGCCTCGTGCTTCTGAAATCGCCGAACTTCGTCCTGCGCATCGTCGTACAGGTAGGGAAAATTTGGATAGATCGCCGCCTTCAGATACGGTTTTTTGCGTTTAGAAATAAGAGACACGGCATATCACTTTGCCCTGAGCCTTTTCTGCATGTGTAAAGGTCGCCCGTTAATCAATCGCTGATACACAATTGGAAATCCTTCCGGATCGACCTTTTTAATATGCTTCAACAGATCTTTTATCACGGCATCCTTTTTATCAATTCGTTCTCTGAGCCGTTGAACAAGAAAATCTGATGATATTTCTTCATCGAAGTTAAACAGATCGTCCAAGACACTAAATTTTGGATCAAGCTTCTTAATATTTTCAAGCATCTCAGCGGACGCCGTGAACCATTCGCCCTTCATTCGGAACCGGCGAAATTCGTACTGCAAGTTAGCTTCTAGCTGAGATGGTGGATCATGCACCAGGAAGCCAATTAGCATCAATGGCATTGGAGAGCCAGTTGATAAGCTGCTCATCCTCTTATTAATGTCATAAGTGCTGCCTATTTTTATGGCAGGGATCTTTGATCTAAACTCCGCATCCTCAAAAGTTATGAAATATACGTATCCTGGTTTCATTTTTTGCACCTCTTGGTTGTGCTCTTGGATTTTCAAAACTGGCAGGGAGTCCAAGAAGGCTCCTTTTCCCCCCGTCGGGGTATCCAGCCATTGATTATAGGCCAATGAAAGTATATAAGATTGTTGGGCTACAACAATACCCGCTGGCCACAGCAATTACAGAAACATGGATGGCCCGGAGATTTGATTATTTGGCCACAATTGTCACATCGAACAACCCCATTTTTAAGATAGTCTTCTTGCATGAACATTTCCAAAGCCCATTTCCTATGATGCTTTATTTTTTTTGATTTTGGCAAAGGAGAACGGATATGCGGCGAAACTTTGACTTCCAAACCGCAATGTGGACAAGTTCTATAGTTCCCGGTCAACCTACTGCATCGCGGGCATAACCAGTCAACCTGAAATGGCCGACCACCGTCTTTGGACCGCGCCAAAATAGGAATCCAGCCGCCCGATGTCCTTTCGCCTGGAAAAGTTGACGCACCGGAGGACTGATCAGCGAGTCCATCCTGTTCGGATGCTTGCTCTGACACTTGCAATTTCTATCCCTCCTGAAATATATATTAATATATAACTGTATGAAGCTATTCTAGATAAATGGCTTCATACTGGTTAGCTTCCACCCAACAGACACTGGCCTCTTCCCAGATCCCTTGTGATTGATTGATACCTTTTCGACCAGCCCCAGCTCCTCCATCACGGTTAGTACCCTTCGAACATTGCCTTCGGAACGTTCAAGCCGGTTGCAAAGCTCTCTCATGCTTTGTGGTTCGTCCTTCAAAGCGCTTCGGAATTCGATCATAATTTTATGACTGACCATCTAGAGTTCACCCCCAATTTCTTTTCCGTCAAACCGACCACTCCAGGCCGGCCTTCGGACCGTTCCCCAAAAGCCTTTTCTTGATTTCGCCGTGCTTCGCCAGCGCATTAAGCGATCCGCGGACCGAGCTAGCCTCTTTCCCAATCGCTTTTTTTATCTCTATCGTCTTGTGCCAGCCGGGGTGAGCCTCTAGCCAGGACAAAACTTCCTCCTGGCTCATAATCTCCTCCTCCCCTCGTCGGTCAGCTCCCAGCTCACTAACCGGAATCCTTTCTCCCGGCGGACGCCTACCTTTCGAATGAAGCCAGCCCTCCGAAGACCTACCACCACGCCCTTAGCATCCGGCAGGTAATCCCTGAAGAGGAACGGGCCGGATGATGGGAGGGCCCGTAAGGCATCTCGCTGCCTGGCCGGGATAGCGCCCTTCATCCTAGGACCTCCGCTAGCTTGGATGCTTTGGCTTTTCCGAGTGCCTTCCCGTTGACCCTGCAGCTCGTCAGGCCATCGAAGTTGTACTTCGCCTCATGGGCTATCTGCCCCACGCTGCCGTAGGCCTGTAGGAGGCCCTGGGCGGCAACATCTCCTATACCAGGGATGCTACAGAGCACGCCATACCCAACCGGCTCCACAGGCCACCTAGGGAGCCATGAGGCCATACTGGGGCCTGTCAGGATATGTTTCGCATATGACAGGATGTAGCGGAAAGATTGCTCATGATTGGAGCTGAGGAAGTGGACAGGGACATTGCAGGCCGCCGCATCCGCGCAGAAGGCCCGAGCTGTAGAGACGTCGGATGCTATGTCCATCTGGCTCCTCCGCTGAGGCTTCTTGCATCCTGACATGTTCTCTCCCATTTTCATCTTCGGCACTCCGGCCAGAACCTCCTGCAGCGATCCGAAGACCGCCACAAAGGCCGGATGCCCATCAGCCACCGCGCCGAGGATCTGCTGGCCCAGGTGGCCGCTTCCTTTCGAAGCCCAGAAATCCGAGATCTCCTTGAGCTCGACATTGACATGAGATTCCGTGATGTCTGAGAACCCGAGCATGCCTATCCTCATGTCCACCGGCAGCTCTCCGAAGCCCGCTAGCTCATAGGCAGGATCGCCGCCGCATGCCTTGGCTAGGGCAGTGGCCCTTGCGCTCTCTTTCTCGTTGGAATCCATGAGGATGGAGATGGTTGGCCTCATCCCTTCCTCCTGCAGTCTGCGCAAGCATGCCCGCACATGTTGCAGTGCTGGCCGTCATGGGATGCATAATCGCAGCCAGGCTCGGGGCAACAGGTTCCAGGGGCTCTCCGAAGCTCTATATCACCCATGCTCATGCTCGGGCCCTCTCGATCGAGTCCTGGACTGCTCTCTCTTCCTCCTGCTCTAGGACGATTTCTCCTTCGTCCCGCCACTCCCTATTCATGATCTTCAGCTGGGCCCTGCGTTCGGCCTTGGTCACCGCATCCCTGTCGGCCATAGACCAGGACCTCATGACCTGCATGGTGAGCCACAGTTGAGCAGGCATGCCCTTAATCCTCAGCTCGGGATTTAGTTCGGGCATGCTGTTGTCTGCTATCCCTATGATTAGGCCCTTCTGGAATTTCGCCTGGCTGTTGGCGTCCTCCCAGGCCTTGAGCAAGACAAAGGTCTCTTTCTCATGAGATACTCGATCCTCCCTATACTGGCCTGTTGCCGGATCGGTGACTCGGACATGACCCCATACGAGGTCTTTCGTTCGGCCTGAGTCCATGATTTGAGTGCACAGCCGACGCTTGTTGGCTTCCTCAGAGACTGCAAATGCATTTGGTGCATTCTTGCCAGCGACACTATATGTCTTGGCCTGCTTAGATCGCCAATTGGCCATGTCGAATTCGCCGCCCTTTGGCGCTACATCCTGGGGCCTTGCAGGGACATTGGCCCTGGGCGCTACCTTTGCCTGTAGCACCGCATCCAGGTACTCCCGGAACTCCAAGCCAAATTCCGGGTTGTTGGTCTTCAGCTGGCCGGCCTCCTCCCAGACCACTTGATCCCCGTCTCCTGGAGTGCCCTTGAAAAAGCGGATCTTGTGATCGTCCTCCCCAATGCTGCACCGCAGGCCGGTGACCTCGCAGTAGGCCTTGGCTGCGGCCTGGATGTCCTCACGGGTGACCGTTCTGCCTGCCATTACTGGTCGCCTCCTGTGAACTGGTCGAGTGATGTGTTCTTATCCAGCGTCTCGACATATTCCGCTATCTGCTTAGCAACCGTTTCGCGGCTCTTCAACCCTGCCTTCGCTGCTTCTCTGAGATTAATCAGGATCTGTTCAGCTCTTAGGAGCGCAGTCGCTTGCATATCGACTGGATCATCCTTTCCAATCCGTATATTCTTGAGGTCCTCAGCTGCATCAATGGCCGCGCCAATGGCCGCTTGCATTTCTTCTTGTGGTGTCGTGAATAGCCTCATTCCTCATCACCTCTCTCGTACTCAGCTATGTCCGCCATGCTGTCCTCGATCAGTTTTTTCCTTGCTTCGTCGGTTGACATTTTTATCACTCCAATTATTATATAAACATATATAACCGTTATACTGGTATAATGAAGTAAATGAAGTAACAATGAAGGATGGAAAATCAATAACAGTATATCTATTTCTCTCTCTATTCTTCTTATTCTTCATATTATTCATATATACGTAGGGTAACGGTTTTAGACTGGTTCTAACTGGACCGTATGAATTGATGTTTTTCATTGAATTTTGCGAAGTTTTGAAGAAATCAATCGCACGATATTGATTTTCATTCTTCATGGTGTTTTTCTCCTCGGAAAAAGGCGCCTTCCAATAGCGTTTCGCTTTCTTCAGGGTAAATGAAGACTTCCCCCCTGATCTGCCAGCCATAGACTTTGTGGCCATTCATGGGTTGCTGGACACGGCGGCGCTTGCTCTTCTGCTCGACCAGAAACCCCGCCTGGGATAGTGCGTCTGTTATCGATCCTTGTGTTGGGATCTGAGTGAACACGCCCAGCCTTTTCAGAGAATTCAGGGTCGGCTCAGGCACCAGGAAGAGGTCTCTCACCTCGGGGCTCGTCTTCCGGTTGACCCACCGGCCGATCACGTCCTTGAAATAGGTCTTTCCGTACTCATCGGGCATCTGATTCTCGTACTGTTGGATCAGGTGGGGCTGGGAGGCCAGGATAGCTTTGATCCCAGCCATGAACTTAGCAACCTCCGTCTCCTCCGAGACCATCAGGCCTTGGGCCTCGCAGGCGGTATCCAGAGCGTCATGGAACCTGCTGGTCCTGGATCGGAAGACATCCCCAAAAGGCGCGTGCTCATCGGCCAGCAAATCCCAAGTGAGCCTCAGAAGAGCGTAGATAGTAGCGAGGCGGCCAGAATTCACATAGCCTAGCTTGTTGAATTCGACTGTCTTCTGGCTCCGGTCCTCCGCAAACCCTGGTGTAGGATCTAAAACAAATGCCAGGTACCGGAGCCAATGATAGCCCACTACCGGCAGAACCCCTATATTGGCCTGGACAAAGTCTACCTTATCTTTGCTCTTGGGCTCGGTCCACTGCAGATTGAGTATCCTTGCGGAGGTTGACGCCTCGTCCGGCTTGATCTCGCCTGTGACGATGGGCGTGCAGAAGAACGGCTTGCTGTTCCGTATTCCGCCGTCCTTCTTCCCCCTGACCTTGTCTTTCCCCTCGATCACGGCATGGATCGTGGCTATGTATTGCTGGGCATCTCGGGGATCAACGCTCTTCACATTATCTATGATTTGGGGGAGGAACCCGGCTCCCGCCAGGATCTCCAGCTCACCCACTGCAGTACTGCCGGATTTGCCGTGCTTCAGCAGGGACGCATCATCATTGTATCCTACGCCCCAGACACACATGGCTTTCTTTGCCACGGAGGTCTTGAGGCTCCCTGTCCGGCCCCACAGTCCCACCCCAAAACGGTCATTCAAGAACCACCTGGCATAGATAGGCGAGCCCATAATGGCCGTCACGAGAATCAGCGTAGGTCCTGGAATATCCAGGAGAGCCCCCAGGATCTCCTTCGCGTCGGCCAGGTCACCGTCATGGACCTCAGCCGGAATCATTTCTAGCAGTCTGTACTCGATGTCGTCCGCCATGCCACATCCTGGGACCATCGGAGCTCCATCCACCCAAGTAGGAGCAGTAAGCCTCCTCCTGCGGATCGTGTTGACGGTAATCTGCTGGACTGTCTCGAAGTTCAGGAATCCTATCCGGTTGGCCGCGCCAAAGGAGTTGATCATAGCAGCCTTGAACTTCCTGACATCCGCCAGATCTTCCGCCGCCATGCAAAATTTGACTTGGAGCCTATCATTCGCACCCTGGCCACAAAAGATGAACTCCCTCTGCTTGTCTGCTATCGTCTCCGTATGAATATAGGTCGGGCAATCGCTTACCCATTGCAGAACAATCTTGCTGCCATCCTTGGTAGCAATGCTCTTGACCTGGCGGACCTTCCCGTCTTCGGCCACGCCCACAGACTCGGCAGGATCGGTGATGTAGACTCGCTTCATGGTCGGGCCGTTATCAGGCGGCACTATCGGAGCGTCGTACTCGGGGCATCTCTCTCGAGTGCATCCCCTGAGAAATGAAACAGATGCCATCAGTTCGGAGCATGATAACTCTACTTCGCTGCTCCATGCAAGCTTGCAGATATCGAGGATGCTCTCCTCGTCCATTGGCTCGTCCTGATCCCCGTTGAGCGCTAGCCTGGCCAGGTGCATGGCGGCCTTCTCCATTGAGAAGCCCTGGATTTTAAGGAATTTTGCCAGGTTGAGGCCCCACGCCATCTCATCTTCGTCTACCGGGCCGTTAATCTTGGCGTACTCAATACAAGGAGGGACGGTTTGCATCAACCCTCCTCAAAAACCACTAACAGAATGCCTTCATGTCCGAGATATTCTTTTATGCCATCTCGGACCTGCGAATAAGTCACTATGACTTTATGAAATTCAGCGCAGCTACCACGAAGGCATTTTTCATAAGTCTTTAATTGCCGTATAG